ATGCCAATCGTTCCATTAACGTAGTTTCCAGACAAATCATTGACTGTAATCATCACTTTTGCACCGATGTTAAGAATTAAGTCCTCTCTGGCAAATGCAATGTTCTTAATATCGGCAGATGTTAGCTCGCCGTCAACTGCTGCATGAAACACTTTTTCGGTCTTTTTATCCAACTTGCCAAGGAAAGTATTGTTAATTCTGTCAGCTTCTGCATTAGTGCCAACCAAGAACGGCGCTTCCGGTATAACTTTGTCTGATTCGTTGTTCTCCAGATATGCAATGGATTTTCTAATATTGTTGCCATATTTAATATCATTCAGCACATACTTAAATCCCTCATCATTCTGCCTGCATACCTCATCAAGTTTGATATATTCAAATCCCATTTCTTTCCAGTATTCAGACATGAAAGCATATCCATGTTCATACTTTCCACCCTTTCCATAATCAGATCCATACATCCGACAGAGAATTTTTCGATCGTCTGTCGTAATAACTGGCGGAAGCTGGTAGAAATCACCTATCACGATTAACTGAATGTCTTCTTTGTCCTCTCCGATCAGAAGTCTGTCAACTGCTCTCTCTTCATTCTCCGTGATGATCGTCTTTGCAATCATATTGAACAAATCGAACCGGCACATGCTGATTTCATCAATGATAAGAACATCTGCTTCTTTCAGAAGTTCAGCTCTGGATTTCACCTTTTTCTTATAGTCCTCAAATTTAATTGAAATATTCAATGCTCGGTGTACGGTAGTTGCCCCATATCCGATATTATCCGCTGCAATTCCAGTAGTGGCGGATACCAGAATATTTTTACCAGCTTTTTCCGCCTCATCGATGAACGTTTGGATAACCGTTGTCTTGCCTGTTCCTGCGTCACCTGTCAGAAAAACATTACTGCCAGACAGCATTGTATCTAATGCATATCTTTGCTTTTTATTGAGATCGTCTTTTTTCATTTTGTAACCACTCCTTGTAATAATTATGTTAACTGAATATTTTTGCAATATTCAGTTAATTTTGTTATAATAAATCTAATTGCATATACTTTTTAATTTTGTAACCCGTGTGTAACCGGCTTTTTTAATCCACTGGTTACGCCACAAACCCTTATTTTATGTGGGCTTCAGAGGTGTGTAACCGTGTAACCAATGTAACCAAGGTTTTTATATAGGAGAATCACTAGAGTATATGTTTTTTATACACTCTCAAACTTTCTCCTATAGGATGTTTTTTTTCGTGTTACAACGGTTACATGGTTACAAATTACGAAAACGGAACATTTGTTTCGGCATCAGCTGGCAGAAAACCAGTTTCAATAACCTCATTTTCTTGCTCGTTTTCAAGACTTTTTATATCAACAATCTTTACCGCAATAAGCCTCATTACACTTCCACCGTCTCTTTTTAGTACCGTATCTCTTTTTCCTGTGTGCTTGATTAACTCTCGATTAATCGCCCAGGCCGAAAAGGCTTTTCTGGAGAATCCATTGTTCTTCAAAAGGTTTTCAAGAGGTTTCGGATAAAAATATACATATACATCTCCATATTCATCTGGCGTTTCCTTGAATCCCCACTGATCACAGCTAAATTGCGCATCAAAGTGCTGTCCGTACACTGAGAGACTTTCAAGAATGAATTCATAGCATCTCTGACCTTCTGATACATCTTTCTTGCGTGTAGGTATGTCTACAACGTCCTCGACCGTCAGCTCACGTCCATCCTTAAATATGAAATCTGTAGCTAATTTGTCAGCCAGCAGAAGTGTAGATATTGCCATTACCTGCTTTGCTGGAAAGTCATATCCGTCAAAACCTTTCTCAATTTCGGCTTTCATTTCTTTCAGATCATCCGATGTGAACTGTTTGAGATTTCCAACGAACACTCTTCCAGCAAAGCCGTAGTTCTTCACGACAATGCCGTTAATCTCTGCTGGATTCTCGTAAATATCCTCACAACATTCAATTTCAATAATTCTGTTGATAGCTCCGCCGGAATCTGCAAATTCCGAAATAGGGTTCTCACCGTTGCAAATAGTCACATTACTCCATGTATTTTCCTTAGCTGCTCCGAGGTCCTTATTTGAACGTGCTTTTCCTTTGCCAGAACAGAGATTGTAAATCAATGTTTCGTAGTTATCCCGGATATACTGAGAAGCATTCTTCGAGTCGTCCAGAATCATCGGAAAGTTATTGAGCATATCTGCCCTTGTCTCCAATGATGTATCTGTTGAACGAAAATTCCCAACGTAGGCTCCCGGTGCCGGATTCCCCCAAACCGATGCCGCTATATTGATTGTTACCGTCTTTCCGCCTCCTGTCTGCCCATAGAAATCTACGATGAACGGTAGCGCATCAAGCGGCTGTATAAGAACACTCGCAAAAGATGCTGCCAGTGCTATTCGCAGTTCCAATCGTCCGCATGATCGTAGCTGCTTAGCCAGAGTCACCCACTTGAAGTAGTCTCCACTTTCCTGTATACTTTGGAATAGCGTTTTAAAGCGGTATTCACCGTCAAAAACGATTGAAAGGTCGTAAGGGACAAATGTATTACCATGCCACCCCAGTTTGCTTGTAGAGTGCTGTATGTCGATCATATCGGCATTGTACATTTCAACATCCGCCAGATACTTTACGAGAAGCCTTGCATTCTCTGAGTTGACCTGCACCCCGAACCTTGCAAGATTAGTTATTGCCCTGGAAGTCACAATGTCAATTTTTGGAACAGTTATTTCTGTCCAATATCCATCCCTTTTAAAAGCCACCGTGATCTGTTCCTCTCCTGTCTCGATGTTTTTTAGACGACGTATCGGCATGATCGGGTGGTGACATACAAGTTCTCTTGCCTTAGATGTTTCAGAGGAAAATATTCCGTTCTCTGTAGCTATCCAGCTACCACAAGCCATGTTAGGATATTCCTTATCAACAGAATCAGGATAAAAGTTTGTGATGTTTTCAACTAACTGCATAGAACGATTTACTTTTTCTTCTTTTTCCTTTTCCTGTTCTGCTTTCTGGAATTCCTTTATGAACTCTTCTGCTATATGCTTCGCTTTCACACTTTTTGCCCGGTCCATCAGCTTAAACTTGATTTCTGAGCGGTCAATTTTACTTTTTACTGAAAAAAGCTCTTCATACAACTGCTTTTCCATAAAGTCTTGTGCCTGTAAGTTTTCAATATTTTCAAGAATTTTTCTCACCTCCTGACTTAGCTGATAACATTTCGTATCTGCTTTTTTCTTTCTCAAGATTAAACTGGCACATATACCACTCTTCTGAATCAGGAGGGAACGTTTTTAGTGCTGTTTCGTACATAAGTATGTTCTTTTCTACCTGCTCAATCTCATTAGGATCCTGAACAGGGTTGTGTTTTTTTGATTTAATATCTCGCATTTCATGTCTGATCTGGTTGCGGCTTTTACCTTTTTTTGATATATAAGTGCCACCCAGCTCAATAAACGCCGTACTAAAAGGGACGGATTCGTATTGCATCACAAAATCAAACACATCACCGCCAGTTCCACAGCCGAAACAGTAAAAGGAATCATCGTAGATTTTGCAGGACGCTGACTTTTCCTTGTGAAAAGGGCAACATATAAATCCTGCTCTATTCGGCCTTAGCCCGTACCTGGAGAGAATTTCTGGCATTTTTACTGACTGTTTGATTTCTCCCTTAGTCATGACAGCAGCTCCACGATCCGCCGCCCAGTTTCTTCTTTCGTGCAGAATTCAAATCGGACTCCGTATCTATCTCTGATTGTGCAGAGAGATTTATACAACTGGCAGCCATCAACAGCCTTGTCAGAGATTACAGTCTTTACTTTTTTGCCGTTTATCGTCCTCCAGATAACTTTGTGTTTCCTTGGGTTCTCCCAAAAATACACATCGCCAACTGATTTAATATCTGGTCCATGCTCACATAGGATAATCAGCTGAATACCGGCTTCACGTGCCCTGATAAGTTCTGCCTTGAATCTTTCATGTTGTTGACAGACATTTCCACAAAGCTCTTGTAAATCCTTCTTACGGTCAATACAGAGCTTTGCGTTGTCAAGCGACTGATAATCTCCACAATATAACTTTGATCTGAAATACTGTACTCCAATGTCATCAAACTGTTTTTGAATCCGTTCCCATTCCTTTTTGTGTTCTCTTGTGTCCGCTTGTATAACCATTAAAAACACATCCTTTTAATTGAACGGAAGGACATCATCTGCCACGCTGTCTGGAATACTCATGAAGTCCGTACCTGACGGATTTGCTCCCATGATAGCTTCTTCTTTCAGATGATCGTCATAGGCTTTTGTGGTACGCTCTTCTGGGATATCTGCATCCTTAATTCCCTCAATACTTCGGAACCATGCAAGCTTGTGACGTTTTACTTCTTTGTTGTCGTACCAGTCTTTCTCCAGACGGAAGATGCCGCCGATCAACTTGCCTTTAAACTGCTGCCCGAAGTTATCACCCCACTTAACAGCAAATCCCGGATTTGACTTTTCTACACATGTGATAAATGTTTTAAGGTTACGGACACCATAATCTACACTCTCGTCAATAATCATATAGTTAGTACCGGCATTCGGATATTTCTTGTCTGGACGGATATCGTTTTCGAACTGCTTCATAAAGTACCCCGCCTGTTCGTCTCCTTCTGCAAAATCAAACAAGATAATGAGCATATCAAGTCCGCCTTGGGATTCTTTCTCTGATACCTGCTTAATTACCATCTTATGGCCACCGAGCTTAATTGGTTCAAATTCTCCTGCTGCCTGTGTAGTATCGTAATTATTTGGTTTCTGCATTATCTGTTCCTCCTAATTCATAATAATCCCTGATAACCTTGTCAACTTCTGCAAGGTCGTTATCAATAGTCAAACTGTCAAACATTCCAATCGGGGATTTACTTACCGCTCCCTGACTGGACTGAGTGACAAATAAGTGTTTTCCACTCTCTTCAATGCAGCGAAGAACGATAGTAAACATGCCCTCGATGCAAACTTTTTCGTCCAGAAGCTTACCAATTGTCTTAGGCTTTACTTCCCCGGAATCGTCTTTTTCTTCATGCATCATAAGGTAAACAATTTTATTCTGCGGTACTTTTGTTACAATGAACTGGATAAGATTCCAGAAATAGTCTCCAATATCATTGTACAGAGCGAACACTGCATTGCCTTTTCCAGCAGAAGCGTGTCCCTTCATAAAATGATTCGTGATAAGATACCCTGCATCATCAATTACGATAGACTCTGCTTTTGATGCGATCAGGCACTTCATTACCTGCTGGTAATCATCTGTAAACCATCCGTCAATCTTTCCTTTAAACGGAAGCGGTTTATTCAATACTCTAATAAGATTCCAGTGTTCATTCTGGCAGTTCCTAAGACTGGTACTCTTGCCAGAACCAGATTTTCCAATAATTAATACGGGTGTTGCCATTGCTATTCCTCCTTGTCATAAACCACATGTTTACTGCCCTCGATAATCAGCAAACTCGCAATATCTTTCATTGATAAGGTTGATTCGTTATAGATTTCAACCAGTGCGTTGTATGCGTCTGCTGATACTTTCACAACTGGGTTGTTCTTATCAGTTACAGGCTGTTTCTTCCTTGCCGGAATACGGATTTCAAATTCACTCATAGCGTCCTCCTACTTAATCTGAATATTTTGAGAAGTTTTCAGTGAAATTCCCGGAAATTCTTTTCCAGCTTTCAATGCCGCTTTCAATCCGATTTTGTCAGGTATAGGCTCTGCATATTTAAGAAATTCCTCAGGAACAGTTGCCCCCACTGAAATATCTACAGAATCACTTTTTCTGTAAGAAATTGATACCTTTGCAGTCTTAAATTTCTCACCGTCCAGATATTTTGAAAGAAATTCTTTTAATGAAGTTGCTTTGTTCTCGGCAACTTTTTGACGTGCTGCAAGGTTATCTTTTTCTTCTTTTAAGGCTTTTGCATCTGACAGAAGATTTTTGATCCAACAACCGATACCCTCAATCTTCTGATCCCTTTCTATCTGAAGAGCAGAAAGCCTCTCAACGTCAATGATTTCTCCTGTTTCCATGTCTACACAATCCATAATTGCGTTGTCAATTTCGTACAATTTCATTATCTTTTCTCCTCTCTTTTAAAAAACAATACAATGTATCCGTCTCATGGCATTCGATATGGTCCAGAGACATGTCACAGTTCTCATAATCCAGAATATAATCCCCTCTGGATTGAAGCTCTCTGAGCAGTTCATTAATACATCCTGCTATCTCCAGACTGGGAAGAAGCTTCATAATCGCTATCTGCTTACTCATTTGGACACTTCCCATCTATCAGAAGTTCCAACAAGAAAGCTTTGATTATTCTGAGACTTTCACGACTTTCTTTCTCGTAAAATGGGTTAAAAGATACGTTTTGGTACAAATCCCATTTAAATTTGTCTTTGGGAAGGCAAATATCTTCCTGCCTTTTGAGTCCAAATACGCTCATGCCATAAAATGAATAGTTGAATGTGGCACTTGCTGTCGGAACTTCATTATGAACTCTTCTGCAGAGTTCGTAAATTTCATCAATCTCTTTCTCGAACATTTTCTTATCCTCCTTATTTCCTACTGCCAGTCTGCTTCCATCTGGCGTACTGCCCATGCTGCCGAGATACCGAAAAAGATGTTTAGCCAGATAGGTATATCCACATATTTCCCGGCGAGCATGCATACGGCGATCAACATATATTCTTTCATTTTATTTCATTTCTCCTGCAATCCACGCAAGGTTGCTTGCCACCAGTGCGGCAGCCGTCACAACCCATGCTGTGAACCATCTTTTTGACTTTTTCTTGCTTTCTTCGACAATTTCAGTCGCAAGTGCTACTTCGATGTCAGCCCATGTTAGCTGATTTTCGTTTCTAATTTCACTCATATCTTGCTAATTTCTCCTTATTTTTTCTTATTTGTCTTTACAATTAGCAGATAGAGAACTATAATGTATCTATCCACTAAGGTGTTTTAGTGGTGCAAAGCTCCGGGGTGGAGGTTCCAGCTCCCTCCGGGGCACTCACTTATTAAGAGCAGCCTTGCCTTTCCAAACATGACCAGTTACTTCATAGACTTTCCTAGGGCTTATGATGTATGTGATTCGGCCACCGGAAAGGCTTTTTGCTGGCTTATTATTCTGCACAGCCACGCCAATCGGCAACCACCCGTACACAATCCCTGCCCGGATTGCTGTAATAGGAAGCCCGATCAATTGACTTGCATCGGCTACGGTCATACTCTCTGAAGAGAACTCCGGCATCTGCGGAATGCCTGATATGATTCTCGCAACCTCTGCGGCGAACTGATGAATTTCCACATTTTTTTTGATGTAAGTATCAACTTCGCTCATTTCATGCTCCTTTCATATTTGTTTTTATGAATTTTTTTACCTTTGATTTCTTCTTTCTCTTTTGAGTTTTGAATGGAGATTTCTTTCCGGTAAAATGTGTAAAATTATTTGCTCCCATTATTTATCACCTATTGTATTTCCTTTCCCCTCTACCTATAATGCTTTTACAGGCACCGACATGCCGAGTATAACGAAAGGGGAATTATATGGTTAAAACAATCACTCGACTGTATCACTGCCACAAGATTCACAAGCATGTGACTGTTTATGAAGAGTATGAGGTTTCTGGTAACAGTCGCCGCCTACTGCGGTGCTCATGTCCATATCATCAATACACGGAAATGAAGCCGCACTGTGATGGGTATAATGATCATGGTTTTCAATGTGGTTATGCAAAAAATCAATAACCAGGCTCACTAACTCATCCGGTCGCTCGCTGGGCGATAGGTAACAGTAAAGCCGTAGGTCACATTTGCAACAGTCTCCACCAGATTCTTTGCAGTGTTGACTGACGGCTTTATTAAATTGTAATGCGTCCATTTATTCTCCTTTCTGCTCTGGAATTTTCGGTTCAAGAAACTTGTCAGTCCCAACAGATAACGCCCCGCAAATTAATTCGTATTCATCGAAATCTAATCTGCGATTTCCATTGAGAGAAAGATTGAGTTTCTGAACAGGAATGCCAGTTTTATTGGCGACAAATGTCTGTGTTATGCCGTTGTTCTCAAGGTATGACTTAATTTTTTTACCAACGCACATTCTCATTTCTCCTTTCTGTTTGAATTTCGTTCTCATCGAACAATTACAGTATAACTTCGAACTATCCGAATGTCAAGAAGAAATTTCGAGAAAATCGAAATTATTTTATTGACAGTTCGAAATTTCTATATTATTATTAATCATGAAAGGAGGAACCGATAATGACATTTGGCGAGAAAATCAAGCAAGCCAGAACGGCAAAGAAGCTGACTCAGAAGCAACTTGCAGAAAAAATCAATGCAAAGCATAATTCAATTAGCGACTGGGAAAAAGATAAGTGTAAACCAGATATGGACACCATTGAGCTTCTATGTGGCGTTTTGGAAGTAACACCGACATACCTCATGGGTTCTAAAAGCGATGACGATTATGCAATCATAATTGGAAATCTTATGTCAGAACCTGACATCTTAGATTTTATCGAGGAATACAAAGCACTCGATAAAGAAGATAAGAAAGCAATAAAACAAATAGTTTCATCACTAAACAAAAAGAGCAAGGGTTAATCCCCTTGCTTCTTTGATTTTAGATATTTGATAAGAATTGTATAGACAAATTTTAACTTGCCCTCATTTTCAGTATTCTCTATCATCTCAATAATTTCCTTCTTATAATCCATAAACAACCCTCCCTGTTACAACTACCACCTACATTATAGTATATGTCCGGCTTGTGGGAAATAGAACCGAACATTAGTTCTTTTTTGCTATTATACCACCTATCCCGACTCTTGGCAACTGCCAATGATACACATGAACTCTCACTATTTTGTAGAAAAAAAACATTTCTTTTTCATCTAAATCACTCTATTTCGTCTTAAATCTTTACAATATGCTCTTAAAATGATAAAATAAAAATACCACGAATAACCGTACTTTACATAATATTGCAAAATCAGCGGTACAAAACACATAATCCGCATAAAAAGTGCGAAGTGTGGCGAAAACATATCAGGAGGGTGTTTATCATGAATGAAAAGAAAAAATATTGTAAGCACTGCAGAGAACTTATTGACGACGACTGTGTAGTGTGTCCTAAGTGTGGAAAGCAAGTAGAACAATTAGCTTCCAATAACAGAGATATTATCATTAACAATTCTGCATCTTCCTCTGCGTCCTCAGCAGCAAGTTCAGGTACGCCGTATATAAGACGGAAAATGCCATGGTATCTAAGTTGGTTCTGGATTTTAATATTGGGTGCTTGCTCTGGTGGAATATATTGGATTGTTGGAATTATAATGAGATCAAATTGGAAATCACATAATTAAATAAAAAAACCGCCCCGGTATTGGCGTACCGAGACGGCATTTATACATCTCCGAAGAAATGTAATATTCTGGCAAACATATTGTATCATCTTCGGAGCAGTCGAGCAAGACAGAAAATTTGTTCGGCTGTTATTTTTATACCTAAAACAGCTACATAAAGAAAAGAGGAATAAAAATGGCGAAGAAAAGAAAGAAATATCCAAAATTGCCGAATAACTTCGGCTCTATTCGGTACCTTGGCAAGAACCGGAGAAACTGCTTCGCAGTGCATCCACCGGCTACACCGGATGATACTGGCAAACTAAAACGTCCGCCGGCGATCTGCTACGTGGATGACTGGATAAAAGGCTTTACTGTCCTGACAGCTTACAAAGCCGGCACGTATCAACCAGGCATGGAGCGGACTCTTGAGGTATCCCCCACAACCGACATAGACACTCTTATAAGCCGCTTGATTGCCGACTACAATACAATCAAGGGTGTAGAGGATAAGCACCCGGAAATCAAGAAATTGACGTTCTCAGAGGTATATAAACAGTTTTATGCGTGGAAGTTCCCAAATGGGACAAAACTGTCATACAGTTCAAAGGAAGCATATCGGACGGCTTACACGAACTGCACCGTTCTGCACAATCGCATATTCGAAGATTTAAAGGCTCCTGATATGCAAAAGGTTATTGATGATTGCAAGCTGAAAAAGCAAAGCCAGATGGCTATTTTAACTCTATTCAAGCAGATGTACAAATATGCCGTATACTCAGAAATTGTAACGGAAAATAAGGCGTTATATGTCCATGTTAATGCTGATAATGACACCGAACATGGAACGCCATTTTCTGATCAGGAACTACAAACTTTATGGGATAATGCCAACGATCCAGAAGTGCAGCTCATTCTTATTATGTGCTATTCTGGTTGGAGAATTGGTGAAGTGTTAAAACTTACGACCAACTTGGAAGAGAAATACTTTCAAGGTGGAATCAAAACAAAAGCCGGTAAAAACAGAATTGTTCCGATACATCCTGCCATATACCATTTTGCTGAACAGAAAGTGCTGGCACAAGATGGAAAACTATGTGTATATACTCAGCAACACCATAGAAAAGCGTTGTTCTATCCTACACTGGAACGTTTGGGAATAGTCGGAAATCCGAAACACACGCCGCACGATTGTCGACATACCTTTTCTGCGCTGTGTGAAAAATACGGTGTCCGGGAGAATGACCGAAAGCGAATGCTCGGCCACTCTTTTGGTGGAGATGTTACAAACGCTGTGTACGGCCACAGAACACTGGAAGAACTCCGGACAGAAATAGAAAAGATAAAAGTTCCATTTGTGACTAACTGTGACTAACGGAACCCATTTTAATCTTTCTAAAACAACCGAAATATCATTATCGAAATGCCGGAAACCCTATTAAAATCAACGTTTTTAGCGATTTTGCAAGGATTTCCCACATTTCATTTTCATTATTCTAATTTTATTAATTGCGACCAACAAATAGAATTTAGAAAATTGCGCAAATGCCTGTAAATACAGTGTTTTTGGCACTATTATATTAGGAAACAATATTTTTATTTGTGACTAACGTGTGTCTAACGATAACAGTCTAAAACTTCCGAAATGATACAAAATATGTTTATAAATAAAGTTCCCGGGGAATTAACCCCGGGATGTTTTTATATGGCAATCAAATCTTTCCATGTGGCGGGTCCACAGACTCCGTCCACTTCCAGAACATCTTTCCTAGATTCCTGATAAGCTTTCAGAGCGTAAATCGTGTTTGCATCTGCTGTCCATGTAAGTTTCAGGGTTTTGCCGTTTTTGCCTTTAAAGCCCCTGGCTCTTAATATTTCCTGTAAGAGAAGCACAGATGTATTTTTGTCTCCTGCTTTTACTGTCTCTGGATTAAACATATATTTCTCTCCTGTTTGTGATGTATCAGATACAATACTGTAATCCGGTGTGCAGAACTTAGTTCCGGGCATCTGACTGTTAAGATAACTCTTTGCACAGACACCGCCACCATTTGCAATAATTCCAGATGCGCCAGAAGTATTTCCCTCGATGGTATAGAACCTGTCTCCGATTACAGCCGTTACGATGCCGGTATGAGCAAAAGTTCCGTTACGATAAAAGATTACAATATCGCCAATCTTTGGATTAGCGTTCCTTGTAAACAGATTACCAAGTGTTGGGCAGTAAACATAGGGCCAGTGCTTCAACAGTTTTTTTGCTTTTTCCTGTCCGAATGCTTCCATAAAACACCAACTCACGAATGCTGCGCACCAAGGCTGTCCTTGATATGATGGCTTAATGTCTCGCCAGTACTTCGTATAGTTGTTTGAACCGGCGTTTGCAGTCTTACTGTCGAGCTGACTATTACTCTTCTTTTCAAGGTATCCAATCTCATTTTTTGCAATAAGAATCACTTTTTCAATAGCTTTATCCATTGCAGAAACCTCCTCTTTGTAATCCTTATAGAATACATCCATGTCAACGTTACCACTAATGCCGGATACTTTTCCTCTACTGGAATACTGCCAGCCTACACCAACAGATGGACGCAATCTTTCCTGTACAGAGCCATTATCACTAGCCGGATAACGAGCAATCCAGCAATCGTACTTTTTCAGGGTGTCTGACAGAACGTTATTGTACCAATCAAGATTGCAGTAGATACCGACCTTATAACCGGCTTTTTTGATTCTGGTCAGAAATGCTACTGCAATGTTCTCAATCGCCTGTTTTCCAAGGTTTCTCTGCTGACTCCATTCAAGGTCGTAGAAGATTGGAAAGTCCATTCCGCGTCCGCCAAGAACAGAAATTACGCTCTCAGCTTCATCAATTGCCTGTGCCGGTGTCAGAGCGTAACTGTATTTATATCCGCCGACAAGGATTCCATTTGACTTGCATCCTTTGTAGTTATGTTCAAAAGAGGAATCAGTTCCAGATTTTTGATGGATTCTCAATATTGCAAACTTAATTTCAGAATTCGATACTTTCGCCCAGTCTGGCTTACTCTGATAAGATGATACGTCAATTCCTTTAATTTCCATATTTTCTCCCTTGCACGTATTTTATTTCACTATTCCTGGTTTTGATTCTGTTACTGTCCCGTCCTCATTCAGTACATAGCCATCCTTTTGAAGTCTTTCAATTACCTTCTTATTCCACAGTTCAGGAACATCTGTCCATTTTTTCAGCCCATTGATTATTCGCTCTTCAAAAAAATTAACCATTATTTTCACCTCCGATTGTCGAAACTAATGTAGCCAGTTCGTCCAAAGCCGAGTCATGCGTTGATACAAGTTCAGCCAGACCGTCAATACCATCACCATTAATTAGAATTTTACGATTAGATTCCGCATTAAGCATCCGTATCACAATGTCTAACTTTTCAGACATCTCATTCAGCCTGTTTGAAACTCGATTGATGGCTTTGTAGATATTTGCAATTTCCTTTTTATCCATATGCGCCTCCTGTTCTTAGCCATGCAGCTATAAATAATTCATTAATTTACTAGGATTTTAGAAACATAAGCAAGGGGCGAGGCTCTTTTCTTGACTGGCATCGGCGATGTTCGTATTCCCTGCCTCATTCACAACACAGAAGGACTCATTGGCACTGCGGCAAGGCGAACGCTCCCACCAAATCCCAGACGCATAAAAATTGCTAGTTCGTGGGCTTTTATACCTGTTTGCGGTCGCATTCTTAAAGTATTGATACTGTGTTCCTTCACCTCCAAAAGAATATGGAATGTTACCAAAAATTTCGATTTCAGATAGTAAGAACGCATAATCGTTTGAAGTCTTGATTGTACTACTCTGACCTCCCACAGATGTCAGCTTTTTAACCTGTTTCATCATGCTTTGGACATAAGCAGGTAAACATTTCTTGTACACATTATTACACCATGTACGTCTTTCACAACCTTCCCAACCGCCGCTATTCATATCTGAGCTATTCATATAACCACATTCATGAGATGCATCGAGAGAATTGTTATATTCTGTCGTAGTGTCTAAATACAGCAGGCGTTCCGTCTGAATTGTAATAGCGGCTTTGGCCTTGCCATTGATAGCAGTTACCAAGTCGTCATGTTCAATTCCGATGATCACATAAGCATAATCATTTGCTTTGTGTGACTCACTCACGCCTGTTGCATCCATAGCATTGTGATGGATGGTTCTCTTGTCGCCAACCGCCCAATATTCGCCAATATTGATTTTACCTGCGTAGTGCGCTTTAATCATCCTTGCTATTTCAGCATCCGTTCCGTCAGCGAATGTGACAATCTTCAATTCCCCTGGTTCACCGAGAAGTCTGTTTCCTGTATCGTAGTTGTATACGCCATCAGTGTTGTATGGGAACAGCACGAAGTAATATTGTTTGTCGCTTGTTAACCCTGTGACTGTATAGCCTGTGGTTTTGTATTTATCTCGAACCGTATTATCAACCACAAGCGTTCCGTCATCTGGATTTGCAGGATAGCCCGTTTCTTTCATTACAAGTTTTGTGCCAGCCCATGTAGAAAATGTTGAGCCACTGATTACCGTGTTTTCAGGGTCTTGCCATTTAATTGTGACAGATGTGTTTGCATTTTCAATTGTTGGGTTGTTTACGGGTTTAGGGGTAACGGTCACGCCTCCGCCTTTTGCGTGGAGTGTTCCGTCTTCGTCTATGAATGTTGTCTTACCGTCGGGCTTAACCTTGCCAAGAGTTTCAGTTGTAGCAATCGGGACAGTCGCATCACTTCCCCTGTCTCCTTTTGGCCCTTTTATGTTGACTGTTTCGGGATTGGTGATTCCATCTGTGTTGCTCCAGCTTATATTTCCATCGGTGTCCACACTTGGGACGAATGTAGTGCCCTTGTCTCCTTTAGGCCCGGCATCCCCAGCCTCTCCCTTTTCTCCTCGCGGCCCAGTATCTCCTTTTGCGCCCGTATCGCCTTGCGGTCCGGTAATATTTACTGTCTGGGGGTTTTCAAGTCCCCCGTCATTACTCCAACTTATATTTCCTCTGCTGTCTACAACAGGAGTAAAGGTGATTCCTCGCACGCCAGCATCGCCTTGCTCGCCTTTTGGACCAACTGGTCCCTGTGGACCTTGCAGCCCAGTATCGCCTTTTAGACCCTGTATTCCCTGCTCTCCTTTTTCTCCGGGGTCTCCTTTTATGCCCTGCGGTCCCGGGTCGCCCTTTGGCCCTTGCGGACCAACTGGTCCCTGCGGACCTTGAGGCCCTATAATATTACCAACATTTTCACTATCACCATCTGAAAATGTTATTGTCAAATTTCCATCTGTGTCGATACTGACCGCTGTGATAGAGATACCCCTTAGTGATTCTTTCTGCTCGGGTGTCAGCGATTCAAATGCTACGGTGCCATCCGCACCCTTTTCTCCCGGATCACCTTTATCTCCTTTTTCACCCCTTGGACCCTGCGGGCCAACAAATTCTCCGGCATTGACCATCTCTGAAATATCCTCAATGGAACACAATCGTCTTACATCATTAGCCGCAAATGCAATGTATAAGGCTTTGCCAGATGGAACAGAAGGGTCATTGCCAAGAATCGCAACGGGCTCTCCAGGACGAATTTTCGATGTATCAAAATCAGCGTACATACCGCGCCGGAATTGTATTGTATATGTATTGGCCATATTAGACTTACCTCCTTATGAAAGGAAATTATTTTTTATGTAATCCTTTACGGAATCAAGATTTTTCTGTACATTGTCATCCATTACAAGGAAATTACCTTTATTATTCTGACTGATGATACTTCCTGTGCTTTCGTCTACTTCTGAATAGGTGTAAGCAATGCGACTTCCTTCTCCAGTGCTGAGATTCATAAAACTTGTAAGAATTTTTTTCATGATATTTCCTCCATTTCGTCAATAATTTTTTTCCTGTTATTAAGAAGCTCTTTTTCGTAATCGGGTTCTGATATTTCAAGGCTTTTACTGTAGTCTGGCTCTGGCATGTCTGTGTCTATTGCCCTATCGTAAGCTGTTTCACTTGCATCAGCAAAACGCATGTGTTCATAGTCAGCTTGACGCGCTTTGACTTCAAATGCAAATTTAAGCCCCGGAGTACCTTTTACAGTGAAATATGTCTGTTCTTTTTGGTCTACCCAACAATCTCCATCTCCTTCCTTTTGCAAGAACACATAATATTCAATCCTTACATTAGTAGATTCTTGGAATATGTCATCTATGTCTATCAGACATGTGCCGTCTTCTGATATGGATGCTTCTCCGATGTCTCCAAACATGGGGGATGCCATTTCGTAGCAATAAAACGCCTGTGTACCATAGTTTTTTGTTGGAAGGATTCTTTTCTTTGTTCCTCGGACACTTAAATCTGCAAGGTCTGTTCCCGTTCCGATGCTATAGAAATGGCCACTGGCTTCTATATGTGTACCTGCTGTAACTTTTTTTGATGCCGAAACACTGTCTGCCGAAACGCTGCTCGCCGAAACGCTTTTATTAAACGAGGCTGAACTTGCATGTACGGTTCCTGTATAAAGATTGATTCCTCTAATACGCGTTCCATACAATGTCCCGTACCCCGGTACATATATTCCTGTATTCGTCTCTGAATAGATCTCTCCAGTTGAAGCATCTAGCGTTACTTCTCCATACGCGCCACTTGCTGAAAGCTTTTTAATTCCAACTTTCCATCCTGCTAATTCACCTGTGTTAATATAATCGGCATTCATGTACACATTACCATTCGATAGATACAGACCTTTATTACTGCTGTTATCGCTTAACACATCAATAATCTCTTGTTTTGACATTTTCCCTATGTCGAGATCACTAAGTGCATTGTCTGTATAGCGATTCGCATTCGATAACGCTGTCGAAGCTTTATCTTCCGCAACACTATATATTGTGTCGCCGTTTGCTAACACGAATGTATTAGGTCTGAGCGTAACATTTCCGTAGTTATCAATCGCAAATGTTGACGTTCCAGAACTGTTTGTAACGTTGATGTTCTTCAGATTAATCAAATCAGCTGAAATCTGACCTGATTTAATATAAGAAGCGTTTATATACAGATGTCCGTTCTGCATATAAATTCCCTCTTGCTTACCGTTATCCGTTAAAGCGTTAAAAACTCTTTCAAAATTGACAATTTTTTCAGCGTCCAGTTCCTGCCAAGTGCCATCAGTCCCAGAAAACATATATACCCGGCTCGTAGAAAAGTTCATGAAAATCGAGCCGTCATGTTTTTTATATTCTTCACTTTTCCACTCAGATGCCGGATAGTTCTGCAATGTTGGTACATACGTGCCATAATAGTTCGGGATAGTCACATTATTTTGAACTGCCCCATCCACAACATCCTTGGCGATCTGTTCAATAGTTCTACTTTTTAGCGTAAAGTTTTCGACCTCTAATGTGACAGCACCTGTGTCGGCATCTATTTTTAATGTCGTATTCCCGTTATTATCTTTTGCTGTAAAACCTCTTGTGTTAATCCATTCTGATTGGATGCCAATAGCATAAAGAATATTCAGAACAGCATCTCCATTACTGTCAAACCCGGCTTTCCATGTCTGACCCCCATCTACTGACAAAAAGAATCCATCGACACCTGTCTTATAAATTACTTTAGAATCAGCAAGTGTAGGCTTATCATGCCGGTACGTAATTACGGAACCATCTTCTTGTACTTCCTCTGTATAGAAAAAACCCAGCGTGTTCGCTGCAAGTTCATTCATCTGTTTGAGCTTTACGTCATAGGCAGATAGTTTCTTCTCTATATCTTTTTTTGACTGTTCTACGGCCGCTTGCTGACCACCAACAAACTCACTTACATCTTCTTCGGCACTCTTTGCGCTGCAACCCCATGATGTTGAACCACCGAACACAAATTCTACATTAGTTACAAATGATCTAAAAACACGATTCTTCGTGTCAATAAATTCGACTGGATCGCCGAAAGTGGCGTATCCGTTGGCAATTCCGTCACATGAGAAAGGACGCATTCGCAAACCGATTAATTGACTCCCAATGGCTTCAATGCCTGCCTGTGCATTTCCTGACAATAGCTGATTATCAATAGTGATTACATAACCGTCCTGACCCGACATATATTCGGTCTCATCTTCTACGTATTTGACGCCTGTTACAATGACATCGTCTACGTCATATTGTAGATTCTGAATTGAAAATAACGCGTGATAATCGTTATTACTTAACGTACCACCATCAATCACAGTCCCTGTCGTCCACGGATTAAGCGTGCCACCATCCAGATCATCACCGTTTGTCCAGTTCTTTACTGCTCCACCATCGTAAATAGTCGTATTGGTAAATGTCTTATCAAACGTAATAATCCTGAGTAAGTCATTTTCATCAATTCTTGCATTTCCACCGACTATCCCGGCACACATTCCGATTACTGTACGATATGTCGCATTAGATGGCGCTTTCTGAATCTGAAAGTCCGCATTTGGAAACATTGCATCTCCAAGAGTGATTCCACATTGCTGACAGCATTCTGAGAGCAGTTCCTTGACCGTACAAGGAAAAGATAAATTAGAATCATACGTCTTATCAGCGTTATGCATTTTGTCTAAGAGGGAAAGACTTATTTCGCTTGCCGTTGCAGGTTTCTTTGACACAATATAAGTACCTCTTTTTATAGTTTCTATCCTGTCAGATAACCGCACATTGAGAAAGATAACAAACCTTGCAGCATTAAAATTATATCCGTCAAAGCGTCCGTCATCATTTACCAATGATAAACTTGCCGTTTTTTCTATTGCTACACCCACCGGGAAGTCCCCAGAGTCTGCTGAATCTACGAGACTATTTCCAGACAGATAAAAGTCTTTTTTGCCTAGCTTAAGAGTTGCGCCATTTGACAATGTAACATTTGCTGTCACGTAATAATTTCTGTTTGTAAGAGATTCTTTTTTTAACTGAGTAGATACATTTATCAAATCGGCTCAATCCTCCTTACATTAATAGACAAATCCGTCCACTTTTCTTCCCCATCTTTTAAAGTTTGCGCAGCCATGTTGAAATTTGATGCGTAGAATGTTCTGTCTATCCATCTTCCCGGAACAGTAGGGTCTTTATGGTGGAATGTGAATTGGCTTTTGTTAAGCACAGTATTTAGTATGGTTGCTATTTCAGCCCACGTAAGCTCGCCCCATTGCATGTCATACCCACCAATTGTCCCCATTGGTGTATTGTGCATAATCAAATCCTGACTTCTTTTAGAGTCTTCTGTAGAAGTGGTTGCGAACACCGGCTTGTAACTGTCCGGTGCTCTTATAACAACGTTGTCTATTTTAAATTGTTCCTGTTCCATATTTTCTCCTCTATGCTAACTCAAATGGGTTCTTCCCGTTCCGATTCCTTCTCATTTCAGCTTCACTGATAATAATATCTAACAGTTTTCTGCCAGATGCATTAACTGTAACATTGTAGGTATTTCCGTCTCCCTGTCCCTTTCCTGATTCTTCCCGGACGATCTGACGTAACAGACTTTCCGGCGCTTCCAGGTTATTGCCTTTCTTCTGGTCACCTAATACCGCAAGGAATTCTGACCTTGGTGGAATAACTGCACCACTGGCCAGATATGGGATAGTTCCGATACGTGGAAATGTTGCATGAAATCCAATAGTCTTTGAACCAAACGGTGTTGGAACAGTCCAGGGTCCAAAGGAAAATGCAGATTCAATTCCACCAATTGCATTATTAATCATTCCAACTGCATTATTAACAATGCTGATTGCTTGATTGATCGGAGCTTTAATAAAATCCACAATGCCTTCAAACGCAGATCTGACTGCATCTCTGGCGGCATTAAACTTATTAGTGATAGCATTTTTTATCGCTTCTACTTTATTAGATACGAACGTAGCTACGTTTTCCCATGTTTTTGATGTCTTGTTCTTTACGCTGTCCCATACGCCTACAACTTTAGTTTTAATTGCATTAAATACTGTGCTGGCTGTGGATTTAAGAGAGTTCCAAAGACCAGAAAGGGTCTTTTTAATTGCGTTCCAGATTGTTGAAGTCAATGCTTTAATCGCATTCCAAGCAGTGCTGATGATGCTCTTTATTATACTCAACGCGCCTTTTGTTACGGTTTTAATTATCTCCCACGCACCTGACACAACATCTTTGATAAAACTCCATGCTCCATCCGCAATCTCTTTTATTCCCTGCCAAGCCAGTTCCCAGTCTCCCGTGAAAACGCCGACAAGAAAATCAATGATTCCACTCAGCGTGTCTGTTACATCACCAATAATTTTAATTAATGATTCCAAGACTTTTATTGCTGTGGTTCCTACAACGTCAATTATCTTTGCCACAACCGGAAGCAAATTTGCGATTATCCAGTTAATCAAAGGCACTAACACTGACTCCCACAGAAGTTTCAGAGAATCAATGAGTTTTCCGAGGAATGCTTCTATCTTTAAAATCGCATCCCCTAATGGTCCCTCTAATAGTCCTTTGAACTGTTCCGCCAGTCCTTGTAGTACTGGAAGAACGTATGTGTTATATCCAGTTATCAGAGTTCCAAATATGCTTGACAGTCCATTTGCTATAGAATCAAAGAACGGCTTTACGTGTTCATCGTATAACCTTGATATTGCGTCGCTAAGGTTTTGAACAACTATTAAGACGCCGCTTGTTACGGTTTCTATTGCTCCGAGACTACCCTCGATTGCTGACTTTAAAATGTCCTTGTTGTCGATAAAAGGCTGCGCAATCATGTTAAGGATGTCTCTGCCAAGTTTTGCAGCCGTTTCCGTAAGAACCATTCCGATTTCAGCAAAGATTCCGATTAAATCTGCTGTGATCTGTTGCGCAGTTTCTCCACCGAAAACTGAGAAAACATCAGCGAAAGCAACTGCAAGATTTCCACCTATTTGTGCAATTTCAGAGCCGATATTGAACATATCTATCAGATAGTTCTTTATTCTTTGCGTGTTCTGCTTTAAAAACTTTTCGATTCCGCCTATAATGTTTTGCGCAATTGTTAATCCGATTCTGGTAAATGAGCCGGCAACTTGTCCAATTGCATATGCAAATGAATCAAGAAAATTATTTGCTGCTTTAGTAACTTCTGAATCAGTAAAGATATCCTTTAAAGATTTCCATATGGAATCGAGATCCTTTTTTATTCCGTCAAAAATTGGCTCGTAATCTCCTAATCCATCCCAGAATCCTTTTGCAACCAATTTAGCTAGTTCTTTAAATCTGTTGATTATCTTATTTAATGGCTTTAACATCTTATCAAGAACTGTCTCACCCTTTGCCATTTTTCCGTAATCAACATTTTGTACAGCATCTTTCATCCGATCTGCAAGTCCGCCAGTTGTGCCCGGTACTTTTGACGATGAATCCGCACTTTTATCCGTTGAGTAATTATTTATTTCGTCGAGAGGACTAAGATACCCTTTTGCCGCTTTAGTAGCTTTCTTAGTTGCATCCGCTGTATCATTTGTTGCATCTGCCAGCTTTTCGGCATTGTCGGCAGCATTTCCATATTGGTCTGCCGTATCAGCTATTGCATCTGTCCCGGCAAGACCTGCGCCACTTGCACCTGTCTGACCAGAAGATTTTTTCCCGGTGATTAACTCCGTAAATGACTTGAAGGCATTCGCCAGAGTTGCCAGTTTGCCCAGTAAAATATTAATAACTCTCAAAACGGGAGTGAAGAGATTGATTAATCCCTGTCCGACTGTTGCTTTGAGAGATTGCAGCTGTAACTGCATCACTCGTACCTGGTTTGCCCAGCTGCCAGATGTTCGGATAAAGTCACCAGATGCGGCAGACAACTGTTTCTGTACAAAAGCCAAGCGGAGAGCCACTTTCTCCTGTTCAGTCATGGCGGATGTGGTTTTACCATAGCCATTTGCCAGCGCGAACTGGTCAAGCGCCGACTGGGTCATTACCACACCGAGGTCCTTGAGCGTTTCCGTTTCTCCCGTAAACACTGATTTCAGCTTGATATAAGCCAAGTCTTGACTAATGTTATAGAATGATGCTACGTCACCAGTCAGCTGCGTCAGAGCTGTTGACATGTCGTAAGCCTGTGCTTCGGAGAAACCGAACGACTTAGACATTGCTCCGAACGTTCCGACATACTGTTTTGCCATGGTTTCTGACAGTCCGGCAGAGGTCATAGCATTCTTTGCAAATTCGTTTACCTTGTCCGACATGGTTGTGAATGTAACATCGACCACGTTCTGCACTTCGGCAAGGTTAGAGCCGAGTTCTACGCATTCCTTACCGAACTGCGTCAGTTTTCCAATCGCAAATGCTCCGCCAATCAGTACGCCTATTTTTTTTACTACGCTGCCAAGTCCGTTAAAAGACTGCCTGATTGCTGATACGCTGTTTTGCACGCCTGATGTGTCCATTCTGGTATCAATAATGACTGAGCCATCAGCAGCCATGTGTCCACCTCCTAACTATTTGAGGTTCAACATCTCATTCAGCTTATCTTTATAAGCTTGCTCCTCGTCGCTGAGACGTGTTTTTATGTCAATTATGTTTTTATTCTCTTGATAGAATTTCTTTTCCCATTTATCGAACTTTTCGCCCTTTGCTTTTTTTGACCGGATTCCAACTACGGTGTTGAACAGGCACTCGCCAGATTCCATAAAGTATCCAAAAAACGTCCACCAGTGCATATAAGGTACTGATCTGATTTCTTTACCAGCAACCTTGTTCACAGCCGGAACGATCATATCTCCATCCTGTTCCCAGTCCATCAAACGGGGTTTGGGCTTGTTCGGAATATCATCGAATTGACCACAATCAATAAACTCGCAAGCTTTCTGACAAGCTTCTGTAAGATGTTCCAGGGGTATGCTTTGCCAGTCCTCAAACAAAATCTGTAACATAACAACAGCTTTCGCCTGTTCGTCCAATTCTGGGTCATTCATGGCGACCAGAATGTCAATAATTACTCGAAAATCCGTTCTGATAGAAAAATCCACCCCACTGATATTTAGTGAGGTGGGCAACTCATAGGCGGTCATTTTGTATACTTCTCCGTGTACTTATTGACCACTTCCTGCATTTTTTTCTTTCTCTTTTCAATCTCTGGAGTAAGTGCTTCATTGATTTTGTCAAGGACGATATAAGCGAATACCTGACCATTTCCAAAAACAGTTGTTGCGGTAATTGGTTCTTTAAATAAATCCTTAGATGCTTCGTATCCGAGCATATAATTGATTTTGTCCTCGATCTGCTTATTAATCTCCGCCATCTCTTTGCCGGAAGAGACATTTTTAACAGATTCCTGAGCCTGTTCAAAGAAAGTTTCCAATTCTTCCGCTCTTGCTGCAATGTTGATGTCGGTAGGATTCAGTTTGAATGAAGAGAACACTTCACCCTGCTTGTTCGTGAATGTGAAAAGAAGAAATCCATCATCAATGTTTGTATTAATTGTTTTTGCCATTTTCTATGCCCTCCTAAAAAAAATTATTCGCTGTCAGCTGTAAATGTGCCGGAACTGATATCAAATTTTCCTTTTACTCGTTCGCCGGTATAATTGACGGTAAACGGAATCTGATAGCCAGATGTATCACCGCCGTAGGAGGTCGGCACAACGTAGCAGTCCTGCTGATATGCTTCATACTTGCCTGCTGTGGCTTCTGTCCAAAGGTGAACCTCAACTGCTTTTGTTTTGAGGTTATCGTCTTTGAGACGTCCATCTACAATCTTCTGTAATGCTGTAAACAGATCAGAAGTAGTGTCTGCATAGAATGGATCAGCGTCAGAAGAAACTTCGTAGCCGTTATGTTTGAATGTGGATTCTCCAAGAATGTTTTTAGAGGTTTCGGTGTCTGGATTGAGTTCAACATTGTACTCTTCCAGATCTTTTCCAAGACGTTCATACTTCGGTGTCAGTCCTCCACAGAGAGAACCTGCATCGATATAATGAGCCATATATTTACGGTCAATTTTGCCTGTAACTGCCATAGAAATGTCCTTTCTGCCTATAACTTTTAAAAGGCTGTGTAGGTTAGCGACTATCTCCGATTGATAGCTGGTTGTTACTTGTTATATTACTTCATAAGTATTTTCGTAGCGTACCGTTAATGGTAATAACCAATCCTGTACACCACTCTCCTGTGGTTCTAAACCATAGGAATTATCACGGGTGATACGTTTTATCACTCGCCCCTGAGAAAGCTCAGGAAACGCATTTAAACGTGTCTCAGAGCCATTTATGATAACTGGTTCTCGGCATATCCATTTACCGAGATTATCTAGGAACTTCTGAACGGATAGCTTCTGCCTTTCCTTGTCGGATGCTGTGCGATATACCACGTAAAATGGGTACTGGCATACCTGGTGCATTACGCCACAAACATCTTCTTTTTCTGAATAAATCAAAGCTCCATTATCTGCCGAGAACGCAATTCCTGATTCCTTGCCAAGTTCTTCAAACTTGATTGTTTCATTTTCATACAGTCCCGGATACTGGTTCAGAAGTGCTTTCATGGCATCTGTCAGAATTTCGTATCCGGTTGCGTCTTTTCCGATAGGTTTATCTGCTATGCCTGCCACCTCCTGCCTGTGCTTTTACTTTGCGAACCCATGTGTCACCATATTGCCGTTTAGCGGCATCAAACCACTTTGCCTGTGCCCGTGGGTGAGCCTGTTTGGTGTATTCAAGATTTTCCTTTGCGGCTGTCCGGCCAGAAAACTGACTAACGAGAACTTTCTTTGCTCCACGTCTTGCGTAGGGACTTCCAGTTGCTTCATCAACCATTCCTTTCCCCTCGTACAGAAAACGTCCATAAGGAGCCGCCGCCGCGCATACTTTCCCAGTTCCTTGTAAGGATGTACTCTCAACTCTTGTTCGGTTGATAAAGTCCCCTGTAATCATCGGCATAAACGGCACCATACTGTCCATAACCATTCCATCAAGGAGATACTGGGCTTCTTGATACTGCCTTGAGAACCTGTCCATATTCAGTTTGATTTTCATATCTCCATCGACTATGGAGAATCCTTTGAAATGATGAATTTTACTCATATCACTTACCCAAAATCTCAAAGTGTGGAATCAGTGTGTACGGACCGCCTACACTGGTAACCTTAAACACGTTATCCTTGTTCTCGTTCATGTACTGGTAGAATCCGTTTCGATAATCACCATCAGTTACTGCTCCACCAGTCCATTCACCCTCCCAAAAGAATGATTCGTCCGAGAATGTGATAGTATCTTCCAGAGCATTGTTAATCTGCCTTTTCCACTCCTTCGAAGGCACCCATGGGAGAATCTTGCCATCTTTATCGGTAATGGTTATATCACCGTTCTGAACAGCATAACGAACGTGCAACTGTGCGTTGTCAGTTGCGTCTGGTCCGTACTTTTTAAGGATTGCTCCCTTGTCCGTAATGAGATCAACGCCGGATAGCACGTGAGGATACCAGTACGCATCTCCTGTCGTGGCTGATTCGTAATAGTCAAAAATCGTCACCGTTTTGCTATACATGATATCCTCTCCCTTAATTATTCTTTCTGCACTGTCTGCTTAATAACCTGATTCACGCCAGTAGCCGATAATCCGTTAAACATACCGACCGCAACCGCTGTGATATAATCCGTTGCCGGGAAGTCCGGGATAACTCCCATCCCGACAGCTCCGAGAATGCCACCAATAACCGCCATGATCACTGGAATCCATTCATCAGAGATTCTTTTTGATGCTTTACAGCCCATTCCTACGATGTAGCAAATCATAACGATTGCTATACATGAGCCTAATGTTGAAATGTCCATAGCTTAGTCCTCCAGATTCACATTTTCCATAACTGCCCTTGCTTCCAGAACTGCAATATAATCCGTCATTGCTCTTACCTGCATATTGTAAGTACTTCTCGGACAAGTAGGAGTAAATGGGAGTTCTCCTTTATCCCATTTTTCAAGCATATTCGCAAGTTTCTTATATCGAATAACCACCTGCATATACTCTGCCTTAAAGCGTTCCTTGTAATCTGCACTATTCATCATTTCAACAGTCTGTTTTAATTCCATCATTTCTATCACACTCCTGCATACAATATTGGTATTCCATCATCCGTCCTTACTCCCATCAGAAGCGGCAAAGCTGTCTTAAGAAGCAAGTCGTTCGTTTTCTGTGCATCTCCGGCGGCGGCATATACCGCACTCCATTCCTTTGCACTCGCTCCAATCTGCTGAGGTGTGGCGTAGGAAATGGATTCACTGCCGGAGGATACAGAGGTTACTGCACCGGCTTTGATGTTCCCGACATTTGTGTCGGTAAGATTTGTCGAAGCCTGATTGATTGCGTTCTTCTCAGCAAGTTCAATCTGATACATTAATTCAGCTAATGAACAAACTGCCTTTTTGATGCGCTTCTGTGAGCGTTCATTTGTTGGCAGCCCATCCACCAGTCTATCAAACGTCATTGTGTCCACAAAATCACTGGCTCTTTCTGCCAGTCGTGGAAAGTCAGCTTCTGGCACGACATTGCCGAATGATTCTGTATAGAATTTATAATCTGCGTAAGCCATGCCAGTTACCTCCTGTGTTTATGATTTTGCTGTTACGCTCGCACTTCCGGCATTCAGTGCCTTGTATGTTCCATCGCACTCAACTACTGTGATCTTCTGTCCGGTTGCCGCCTTGATGTCAGCTTTTCCGTCCCAAGAAGTCCAGTTCCTGAGGTTCTGTCCATATCCAACAGTTACTGCGTCTGTTGCAACTTTGTATTTGTATACGTTGTTGGAGTTTTCCTTAGCCGGATTTACAGTGATTTTTGTATCACCAGTTACTGTTCCTGCCGCAGATGTTACTGTCAGAGTACCAAGTGTTGGTGTCTCATCAATGGTGATTACTGCGATTGCGTCAATGTACTCCGCAAAAAGAGTAAGTCCCATAACTGCGAACGCTTCGGACACTGCTGTGTGATAGTTGCCCTGAGTGTGGAATCCGATCAGGTTTGTCTCACCAGATACGGTGTATACAAGTCCTGCTCTTGCGAAGTCAGATTCGTTCGGGTCTACATAGTACAGGACAATGTTCTCAACAGGAGTAGCAATAACCTGTCCTCTCGGGATTTCGCTGTCAGACAGTAAAAAGATTGTGTTGAATCCCATAAAATCCTTCATATACTGGAATCCGAACTGGTTCTGAATAGTAATCTCAGCTGCTCCGAGATATTCATATACGTCCAGAATATTCACAAATCCAACAACGCCAGTCACATTTCTGTGCATCTGCTTGAATTTGTTTTCTACTCGACCCTTAGCCATTGCCAGAGCCATCTGGAATGTAGTTTCTGTGGAAGTAAGTGTACCGGTTTTCAGATAGTCGTAAAATCTGCCGGTAACATCAGTCTGAAGCTGGAAAAGGAATTCATCATCAGTCATCTGAACGGCGTTCTCATAACCGTGGTCCTTGATTGCTTCGATAGATACAGCCTTTGCGTACTTTTCGATAGTCATTTCCGCATAGGTCTTTTCTTTTACGGTAAACTTACTGTAAGGGATTTCCTCACCCTCACCAACATTTCCACGCTGTAAAGTACCCTCTGCGTACTTGGACTTGAGTACAGCACCCGGCTGTTTTTTGATAGGTCTCATGATACCCAGAATCTCACGCAAGTGTTCCCAGTTTCTTTCGAATCTGGTAACAAAATCAATCTCACGTGCCGTTACCTGGATATCATTAGTCATAATAAGATTTGTTTTTGCTGGCATAAAAAATCCTTTCTACCCATAATTGTTAAGGTATTGGGTTAGCGGCTATACTCTGGTGTATAGTCGGTGTAAAAATCACTGGAATAACTGGATATTCTGAGCAATTGCAGCCTGTCTCTCGGACGGGTCTTTGATCGCTTCGATATCTTTTTTGGTCATACTTCCCGGTGTCTGCTGCTGTCCAACGTGAGTGGTAAATCTTGCCTGGTTCTGCTGAGCCTGCTGCTGAGATTCGTCCACAAAAGCGGATGCATCAGACTGTTTCATCTGCTCAATCAGATCATTTAATCCGAGAATTTTGCCGTCTTTCAGCTTTAATCCTGCTTCTTTGATGTCTGCCATGACTGATTTCTTTGCCGCTTCGCTGGAAAACTTAACGTCATCGAGTGCCACTTTCAGAGCATCCGAGAAATCACGGTCGTAGATTTTTGCATTGAATTCTTTCTCTGCATCTGCCGCTTTCTGTTTCCAAGTCTCTAACTCGCTTTTAATATTTGCCGGGTCGATACCGTCAAAACTTTTTAAGGTTTCTTCTGCTGTCTCAGCACGTACTTTCCAGTCATCACGTTCTCCCTCGACTTTTGACAGAGTTTTTGCAACTTCCTTTGCATTCTTGTAATTCTCAGAGAGTGCTTTCTTTACATCTGCCTGTTTATCCTCCGGGATTTCAATTCCAAATGATTTTAAAGTGTCAATAAGTTTCTGCATAACATCCTCCTGGTCGTGTTTATTGACCTGCCGCCGCAGGTAAATGGATTAAGCCAGTTAGACCACTGGCAAGGTAATCGGAAAGGCAGGAATCGAACCTGCGACCTCACATTTACAGTGCGATCTACCACTGAGCTACATTCCATGCCGCCTATAACGGCCAACCCTCTAAAAAAGAAACTGGGGTGAATTTCACTTCTTTCGCTATAGCGTAAATCCACCTGAGACATAGACCACCTGTATACAAACAGCTTAACTCTAAGCGGATTAAAGCGGAGCGCCCGGAATCGAACCGGAGACCAGAGTGCGACTCTGTCAGTTTTCCACTAGCGTACATTCCACATAACCCGGATTCCCGGGTTAGCAAGGTGTTTAACGTGTCATGCCTGCCACGAGTTGTTTCGGATATTTATTTCTTTTTTAAAAGAAAAGTATGAATAACAAAAACCTTAATCAAGGAGGTGAGCCATCTTGCGTGCCAGATGGCAAATACGCACGACAGGATTCGAACCTGTTCAACTTTCCGTTAAAGCGTGCGTACCAGCTACTAAATTAAAGAAAGGAGGATTAAAACGAAAATGTCAAAAACAACCGTTTTACTTGTGCTTCCTGCTGCACAATTACATTATAACAGATTTCTTTTAACTACCTCTCTACCACTTTTGTGTTTTTAGAGCATATCACGGAGTTTTTCTACGTATCTCTTGACAAGATCACGTTCTTCCCGGCACTCTGCATCCTTGGACATATCACTCATTTCTGTAGTAAGTTCGTCCAGATGTTCTTCCAGGGCGGCGAGCATCTTTCTTTTGCAGTCTTCAGACTTGCCGGAACGATAGCTCTGTTTCTGCGTCATATAGTCGTCATAAGCATCTCGTCCGTCAGAGCGGCTGTAATGTCCTCTAACATAATGCTCACCCCTTCTGGCATAAGAATTACCCCTGTCGTAATCCGGCATCATTCTGCCATCATTTGAGCTGTATCTCCCCATGCTGTCACGCTTTCTTCCACGTTCACTGTAATCGTCATTGTATCCGCCACGCATCTCATCAAGGACAGTGTTGTAGTACTCTACTTTCTTATCCCAGTACTGCGTATTCTTGATATCTTTGTACATATCAATCAGTTTGTATGTCATTTCCAAGTTCCCAGTGGTCAGCCCATTATCAGCAATTTTGGACAGCTCGTCTTCGATTCTTGCACATAAGTCTTTAATATCTCTCATAATCACACCTCCTACGCTTCTCTGGTCACAACAATGTTCGCGTTCGCAACAGAAATAGCCTGATCGCTTGTGTTTTCTACCGCGATATTAACGCAGCATCCGCGAGGCACATCAATATAGATGCCAGAGGACACATTATTGTACTGATTTACTGCTGCCGGTGTGGAAATCATCTGGGAAGAAAGAACCGGCTCACCAGAGATTGCAATTGCCAGAGAAATAGCTCCGACAGTACCGCCTGTTGGAATTGCGATATTACCAGAAAAATCCACGAAGAATCTCGCTTTACACTGGTTAGTCAGTCCTCTTAGAGTGATGATTCCGCTTCCCTCTCTGTGCTGAATGCAGTTAGAACCCTTAACTGCTGTATTTGAAAATACTACGTTTCCATTTGCTGCTACAGTCTGAGCAGCTACACTTGTAAATTCTGCCATAATTTTTACCCCTTTCATATCACAAAAGGACAGGTCTCAGCCTGCCCCTCTGTGTAATACGGCATAAGCCGACATTCGAATCAATCGAAAGATACTCTCGATATGAAGTTATCAGCAATTGCATCCGGTGTTGCATCCGCATCCACATCCGTAATATGTGTTCGGATTAGGAACCTGATATGCCGGAATCGGTGCTGGATTGATTGCATTAATGAGCTGCTGTGTCTGTGAAGCCATTGCAGTTGTGAGAAGTGCACTCTGGCGATCCTGAGAAGCAGCGCGTCTGAGATCATTGTTTTCAGCCTGCAGGTTAGAAATCTTTTCATTGCAAAGATAATCAAGAATGGCTCTTGTTCCAGCGTTCTGGCTGTCAATAATATCTCTTGTGTTGCTGTTCATTGTGTTCTGCAATGCGCAGGTATTCTGTGCCATATTGTAGTTTACGCCCTGGATAGCTTCCCTGGTTTCACAACAGCAGTTCGCAAGCTGAGCCTGTAAAGCATTTGTATTCTGCATGTTTGCTACAGTATCAGCATTGATTGCCTGCTGGATTCCAAAGCCGGTCTGCATGATGTTTGTATTGATTCCGTTAAAACCGGTAAGCATACCGTTATTCATGGCATAGAATCCATCACACAGGCCACTATTGATTCCGTCAAGCTTGCTAATTACTGCGGAGTTATCGAATCCTCTCTGAATGTCCGCCTGAGTAGCTGCTGTGGCTGCATATCCGCCGCCGTTGCCATTATTGCCCCAGCCGTTGTTTCCCCATCCAAAGAAAGCAAAAATGAATAAAACAATAATCCACCAGCTACCATCTCCGCCAAACATGCCGTCATTATTTCTACCGTTTCCAGTAGCAGCGGCAATATCTGCTAAGCTATAATTTCCATCCATAATATAATCTCCTTTTTGTGTATTTACATCAATCTGGCCAGATTGTAATGTACTATTTCATTCCTTTCAACATGTGTTGAAACTGTCCTGCCATCTGCTGAACCTGATTAAGCTGCTGCTGAGAAATCTTTCCAGACTGCAACATTTTCTCAACTTCTGCTTTCGGGTCTCCCTTAAAATTCTGTTTAAACTGCATAAACTGCTGCATCATCTGCATTGGCCCGTTTCCCTGTGGCATCCCACCACCGAGGGCATTGAATAATGGATTACTCATCTGCGTTTCCTCCCTTGACTGCTGATTCCTGCACGGTATTAGCCCTAACAGGTTCAGAAAAAGAATTTAATCGGTTTATGATAGCTTCGTATTTGCCCTTTAAATCGTCATATTCCTGTCTGGTGACATATTTACTGTCCATGTTCTGAGCAGGCTGTTTAGGTGGCATCTGAGTGCCTATTTCGTGGTACTCAAACGTCCGTAATGGCTGTGGCATACCGGAAACGTCTGTGGATTTTATATAAAATTTCTCTGATTCTGAATCCATTAGTAAAACGCTTGTCCCGGGTGCTACCAGATAGGATTTTGCGCCGACTTCGCCGGATACCCACAGGATGCCATTGTTATTCTGTTGTGGTTGCTGCACTGGTTGAGCCGGCATCTGGACAGGCTGTTGCTGGAACTGATTCATCTGTCCCGGAGCGCCAAAACTGTATTGATAAGGATTGTTATATAATGCCATCTTATGCACCACCTTTCTGATTATATTTTTGCATAAAAAAAGAACCGGAAACAGTTCGTTTCTGGCTCTAATTAGTGTCCAAAAAGTATCAGCATACTTTAATTATTTTATTATTCACCCTCCGGCTTAATCGCTTCGCCGTAGATATACTCACATTCATCTGTTCAGCACAATATTCGAGCGTATATTCCTTGCATCTCAATCGGAATAGTTTTTCTTCATCCGGTGTAAAATTGCACTCTATCAAGAATCTATCTATATCTTTCTTAGTGAACACATATAATTTCATGAGCATACCCCTTACTAATGCTAACGCTGATTCTGTGCAAGATAATTTGTAAGCTTCTGTTTTGTTTTTTTTAATTCTTCTACATTATTCCCACTGATCTGACTATCCAACATGGTTGATAGCACTTCCAAAATCAATGAATCACGTTCTGCAATTCTCTGAAGGCTTTCATAATCTCGTCTATCATGCTCTTCCAGTGTCTCTACTCGCTTATTAAGTCGGAATGCCGGTGTAATCCACTTAAAGATCACAGCTGCTGCCCCTCCGACAATGGACACCCCTCCGCAGATAGAGAGGAAAATCTGTACAAATTCTGATATGCTCATTTAACTACTCCTTTTCCCAGCAATATACCGGGATTTCATTGCCGGAATCCCATGTATCGAAATATTTGCCATCTTGTACTGTCACTACATGGCCATCTATACAGAGGATATACGTACCTGTCGGATGGTCTGCACAAAAGTCGTTGACTGTATAGATATATCGCTCTGACTGTTCAATCAGTTTGCGCCTGTACCCACGTTTATAGAGATACGCTCCCCAGACATAATTTGCGCTCGGCATATCTGACAGAGCGCACGCCTGTATCATTAATCCGGCGAATACCGTTTCCCAGTCAAAACCGGTTGCCTTGCATATTGCCCGGACAACGCAATCTCCGACTCGATTACCGGCAGGATTCGGATTGAAATATTCCCATCTGTCCATCAGTCAATCCCCTTTGCTGTCTTATACCGTTTCGCCGCTCCTCTAGCTTTTGCGGCGTTCTGGCGGTTCCACTTAGCAATCATAAGTCGGTCTTGCAGTTCCCTCAGGTCATTCTGCTTGCAATAATCTTTGTATGCAGCATTTTGTTTCTGTAAAAGATAAGACTTCCGGTCAAGGTCTTGCTGAAGTGCAAATCTTGTCTGTTCGTCATTACAGTTATCAACCGCCGCTTGCATTCCAAGAACTTCACGCTTCGTTTTGCGGATTCTTCGCTCATAAGTGCGTTGCCGCTGTTCTTTTTCGTACTGTTTGCCTTTGTCAACTTTGTCCTGTGCCGATAGTTCTGCATAAGGATTAAATTCCCCATCACTGGCTCCAAAACTATGCCGACAGTTGACTCCTGACAGTCCGCTTGCCGTTCCATATCCAGTCAATGAGAATGGTGGAAATTTCTTACTCTTGCCAGAACGAGAGTATATCTTGCCTTGCCAAAACGAGTGATTTCCCGGATTCTCGCCGCCGTCACCTGTTCTGGCTCCTATGTGTGCACTGACCAGAACTAAATCCCAGTCCATTTCTTCCATGCGTTTGAGAGATATATCTCCCGTAGCCTGAGCCACACCAGTTCTGACAGAACGTGCAACTGCGGTTTCGATTGTGTCTTTTCTGCCAGATGGATATGTGACAGTGACGCCATCTGATACAACGTTATTAACTGCCTCTTTGATGGCTTGCGTATACCCAACCGCCCCAGTCATCACATGGTTATATGCAAGGTCGCATTGTTCAATATAGAGCCTCTGAGCGGCACTTGCAGTTGTCCGTGTGAAGTTCTTCCACTCGCCCATAGTTGCAAGCATATTCCGTTCCATGAGTCTTATCATTGTTGGTGACTGTTCGAGCGGTACAGGGCTTAATCCTGACGCCTTGTATACCTTGTCGTCGTAGTTCATTGCAGTGATTCCGGCATCTTCAAACGCTTCAAGAAGTTCCTGCTGTTCACGTTTAGTGTATCTGGATAATTCCGCTAGAATGTCCTCTAGCAGTTCGCCGGATTCCTGTAGTGTTCTGATTCTCCACGCATCGGCATTGGTCAGAATATAATCCTCGCCTCTGCCAATCCTTGCCATCATTCTCGACACGATCTCAGAGATGATATACTGATGCAGTTCCTCGGCGATTTGTTCGCTGCCCTCTGTGATTTGCCGTAAATATTCAGGACTAAGCATAGTATATCACCTCTTTCGTCAAAAGTCGTGGTACATGTTTTGGTTTTTTGTTAGTTAATTAAATGGTTGATTGTTTCGGTATTACTGGTATATCTTAGTGTGTATTAGCCCTCTTTAAATTGGTTCATTTCAAAAAAGGTATCCTACAGGATGCCAAACTTTTCTTTTAACTTCTCACAATTTTCGACTTTTTCTAAATATTCTTTCCCATCACGCACATACCACGGTTCTGTTTGTTTTTTTATTGTCGCTGGGCTTCCTACAATTAAAACATTGTCGACTTCTATATTTTTATTAACAACAGAATTTACAGAAGCTGAAACATTCTTACCTATAACTATATCATTAATAACCTTTGTCCCTGCACTGCAATAAAAAGCATCGCCAATTTCCTTTTTACCAGCAGTAATACAAGTAGATGTATGCAATACAGAATAATTGCCTATGTGATTTCCATACCCCACTACAATTGTCCCCCAATGGGGAATCACAACTCCATACCCTAATACATTGGGAGCAATTGAAAAGCCTAATTTTAACTGAATCCGCTTATTTTTTAGTTTCCAATAAAAACGTTTTATACTTCCTACATTTGTATAGTACTCGTAATAACGAAGTGATTTCATAAAATTCAATATATCGTTTGGAACAATAATCCGCTTAATTCTTTCAATAAATGAATACTCAAACTTACCTATATTCATCATAGAATCTGCCATTAGATAAAATTTTAATTCTCTTTTGCTTGTAATCATAACCCACCTCTTTAATTATTTCCAAAATTCACATTTATAGGATTATACTATGCTATTTAAAGTATTTCAAGATTACTCTATTCAAAAATATTCTATAAAATGATTATCATTTTTCGAATAAACTTTTACTTTTGGTTATACGACGAATTTGCATCAGCTATTTTAATTGATTTGATGATATTGGTTTTTTATCGGAATCTAAAAATACCGCATATTCGCTTTTTGAACATGAATACTTTTTATTTTTAATTAACTTTAGCGCTCATTTAATATTTTTTCTTTTTAAATAGTTGACTGCCCTACATAAACATTATTTTGAATCTCTTCCAAATCAATATCCGGAGCATCTGGATCAATTGTATCATTTTTATATGCTTTTGATGTATAATTCCCATTATAAATATTTCCACAAATTTCAACAATATGTCTTTTTCTGTTATAAACAAACAATATTGCGATTGGATTTTTAAGATATACTTTTGAATTTTTTATAACAAATCGATTTGTGTAATTTAGCGGATGAAAATATGATACATATGATTCTCCTTCGATATTACAATCGGTTATAATAATATCTCCAATTGCATCTATAGTATCATTTAAAATACCTTTACCTCCTATAATATCGCATTTATCCGCATTTATATGCAAATATTCTTGAGAGCCTTGTTCTGAAAATGCCCCTTCGATAGCACGTCCGTAAGGATTTGATATTATACATCCTCTCATTGTAATATTCTGATGAGCATGTGTTGTACTTGATAATTTTAATGCACTATTTATCAAATCTGTCGGTTGCCCGTCATATTCTATCTTTGTAGCGTTAATATCCATATACAATTTGCCAGTTCCTGTATGATTGGTTGAAACTATTATTGTTTTTTTGGTAGAATTGTCATTTATAAACCCTCCATGATTTATAAATACGCAAGATTCAATTGTAGAATAAAGATTTGATGCTCCCATATTTTGAATTGAATATAATTCATCACGAGAATCTGTAATTAATGAGCAATTCGCCATGAAAGATGTAATATCTTTTAAATCATTTATCATTCTAATAGCGATTACACCACCTGCATTGCCAGCACATTTATTTTCAAAATTTGAGTTTGTAATAAAAACACGTTCATCACAAGCCCCATCAACCCATAGTATAGCTCTATTTCCAGTATCAGACGCGACTACCCAATTGCAGTTGTCAATTAAAATAGTTTTTGCGTTTTTTATTCTAAAAATGGGACAATGACGTTCATCTTCAGTTATACGTTCACCGTATAATATTCCATTTGTCTTAATATCAATATCTAAATTTTTCACAATAAATTCTGTTAGATTTTTTGCGTTGACTTGGAATTGGAAGAATCCATAGCAAGTATTCTGAACATATGAAAATGTGTCGTCTGCTGTAATCTTTGCACCATGTCCATCAATATGAATCTTAGTTGCATTTGGCAAAATCGCGCGACAGATCTTATAAATAGCCCCATCTTTCATGATTATATTTTTATTACTACTTAACGTTTGTTCAATTGCGTCACTATCATCCGTTACACCATCCCCCACAGCACCGAACATCTCTGGCGTAACATAAGAATCGCTAAAATATTTGACATCCTCTTTCAGCAAAGCAATGTCTGTCTTGCTCTGCTCGATCTGCTGTGCCTGTTCTGTCGTGGCTCCAGGCTTGACTGGATTCTTTTCAAGGTACTCATTTACTGCGGCTTTAATTTCTTCCGGCGAAATCTCCCCACCAATTCCTTTTAAGCATAATTCGTATAAATACTTCTCTTTTCTTGTGATTGGCTTCGGAATTTCGCCCTTGTAATCACCTGTCAAGTACGCAAGATATTTTTCTTCCCTCGTTACTGGTTTATCTGCCATCTTTTTACTCCTCTCCGAATAGTGTTGGCTCGTCTGACTGAGCCTCTTTAACCATTGCTCTCGCTTCTTCCTCAGTCATTCCTTCAAACTTCACGAAATATAGCCATGCCGGAACTTTGCCAGTGATCACATACTGCCACCATCTTGCACGGTCATTTTCTCTGACATAGAGAATATCTCCAAAATCATAATTGACTTCATAAGCTCCGACAGGTGTAAGTCCGTACAGGTCAGCGTAAACGTTCAGCGCATAAATAACTTCGTCCAGACAGGATTCCAGCTTGTCTCGAACATCCTTGATAAACTGCACTGTCCTCTGTTGTTCTGCTTCCACTCCCGTAGCCGTCTGAATGCCGCTAGATTCGTTGAAAACAAAGTACCCGTTGGAAAATCCAATCTTGTACCCTAACTGGCTTAAAAGGGCATTTATGCCGCTTATACGTGTATCTGTGTTGAGTTGTGGATTGATTTCTTGATAGAACTCTTTTTCGTCCTGTCCGAATACATTCTTTACAAAGTGCGGCAAGTTCATCTCATTCCGTCTGTTTTCCATACCCTGTGGCGACATGGCTGATACAGGCGTACCGCTTGGCATCAGCAGTCTATCATCTGCCAGAACAATCTTCTGAGAATTAAATATTTCTCCGGCATTACGGCTGTATGCAATGTCGAGGTCTTTTAACTCCTCGATAGCTTCGGCAAAAATCGGCAATCCCAATGGTGCATTAATATCCACGTTATTCGCTTGCGGCGTCCGCAGTACTCCGTACAGAGGCCCATCCAGCTTCTCACCGTTTGCTTTGAGAATTGGTGGCGTATCTGCCATGAGGTCAGCCCATTTGGTCTGTTTGAGGTCGATCTTATCACCGATTGACTGAGGGGATTTTGATACATAGGCTCTGTTAGAAACGTAGTACGGATAGGCTGTTACGCCGTTCACTGTTGTCTCAACAAACCTGTGATATTCAAGCCGTGTATAATATTTCCGTCCAGCTGTATAAGAATCTTTGAATATAATCCCTTTGATCTCCTGATTATCATAATCCACAATCATCACATCTGCCGGAGTAAATACGTCAAGGCTCTCGCCGTTTGGCTTGATAAAAACTGTTCCGTAAGCACATCCATATTCCACCCAGTGTCGAATCTGGAAGTATACCTTGTCAATCTGCTCCTGCAACCATGCCGCCCTTGCAGAACCATCTATTTGGATGCCGATTGCCAATGTTGCAAGTCTGGCAGTCTCAGAACACACAGATTTAGCAAAATTAATCGTCTTGATATTATTCTTGTCATCTAGCCATTCCGGTGCTCCCCTGTAAATGTTCGCGCACCGGTTAATCAGTGATTCCATTTCTGGAAACTCTGCCGCCTGGATATTAAAGTCCTCTTCGGCTTGTTTTTTGAATATCATGTTAAACCACCTTTTTAGTGTTGTTA